TTGCCCGTCTACGATCTCATCGGCATTCCAATCACCGATGTATCCGTCACGGGTAATCGTGTATTCAACACGATCCACATCCTCTAAGTGATACGCCACTACACCCATGTCGAAAACCCCCGTGACATACTGTTGTGGAACAACATCGAAGTATGCAATCGGGGGCTCTTCTTCAGGAGTATACGCATTTTGTAAATCAGCTTGACATAATATAGACAATCCACTCAAAGCAATCGCTGCGTTAGTAAACATAACGCACCTTCCTTACTTGCGGTGATTATCCGCATTAATTTTTTACACGCAAACACCTCGCGCCTGAGCTATATTTATACGCCTATCGTTTTAAAAAGTTGTAGTAACTTCTAACTTCGGGGTCGATACCAACGTTGTTGTTTGCCCGAATCCGAGACTCAAGGGCAAAGTATCCATCACCTCTATAGATGGGCCAATATAGAAGATCGCCGATGAAACTTCTCTTATGAATCATTTGTCCCTGATCAATACCGAACGGAGCGCAGTCACGAACAGGATCCGAAACAATTCTAGATTCGCCTCCATACTGTGACCCACTAATATCTTGTGAGAAGATCACGAATCCCTCTTCACGAGCAAAATCAAATTCATAAAAATTTGGATGGACGATGGTATCATCATCCACCACATACACCCACTTATCACGATTCGTTGAGTCACTGTTTCGAAGGTAATAGTTTATCTGGTTTTTACCCCATCCAGACTCAATCGATTTGTGTAAAGAAGCAAGGTATGTGTTTTTGAATTTGTTTTCAAACCACCGAGAGTCAACTCTCGCAGAGGTTTTTGAATCGGCTACAATATACCAAGTCCAATCGATTGGAATAGGTTGAAGAGATTCGTAGATTTTTACCAACCATTCAAAATTACCAGAACCAAAAGGTGTTACGATGTCAATCTTATCGCATGCCATCATATTCTAACAATCCGCATCTGTAATTATTACTCTTTACCGCGCTCAACCAAGCTTGAGCACACCAAATACCCTCACTCTGTTCTGATGGTGTTGTTTCGTCTGTGTGCCAACACTGAAATTTTATGTCATCCGTACCCGAGTGTTCGCCGGCGGACTGCACCGTGTAGTAAAGAAAGGAGTCTTCATTCCAAAATGATTTATGACTTGGGTCGGCAAACGCTCCGGGGCCTTTCGTGGACGGAACTTCGATGAATGCCCAAGAAAAGTCTGCACAAACACGATATATTTCACGCATCATGTGAATTTTGTCTGGGTGTTTTTGGAGTGTATGGAAGGAAAAGAACACACCGACCGAATTATCCTCAAGTGGAAATCGTTTTTTATCGAAATCCCACGGAATCGATCCACCTTTGCCCATTGTTTCGTACCCAATGTCCTGCCACTTGTTGTAAACGAGTTGAATATTACGAAGTCCTCGAAGTTCGGAGTCCCGTTCAGCGAGTTCACGAGCATATTTTTGATAAATCTCTTTTGTCCTCTTCGGAATCGTATCATTTGCAAAATTCAACCAACTATTTTTACCATCGACTCGGTAAATATACAGGGTTTCGGGGATTTTGAAGAATTTTGTCTTCAAATATGTACGAGTCAAGAGTTCTTGGTCGTCCAGAATTTCCAATGTCTTATCATGTCCGCCGATTTCCTTATAAACTGAGGTTCTCCAGGCACGAACGTGGTCTGGAGCAAAGTAAATACTCGATAAGGACTGAGCGCAAGGGGGAAAACTAATCATTGAAATCAGATCTTTACCTTTCCAGTTATAATTGTAGTGTTTCCATCCTTGTCTGGAGTTGAACGGAATAAAATTATCCTGAAGGTGTGCATCGTCTGAGAAAACAAATCCGACATCCTGCCTTTTTGAGAAAACAAATTCTAACTTTTCCAAACAATCGGGGGTCAACATGTCATCGTGGTCTAATTCAACTAGAACCTCACCGGTTCCTTTCATGAAGGCGTCGTGTTTGATTGCCCCTATGACGCCTTTGTTGACATCATCCCGACTAATGAAGACCCGAGGATCTTCACGAATCGAATCGGGTATGTCCCCATCTCTTGCTTCTCCATTGAGAACCAGAATCCACTCCCAGTCCGGATAGATCTGGTCTGCTAGACTTTCGTATGCGTCAAGAATATGACGCGGATCATGTGTTGGTGTGATTACACTTATCTTCATAATGATTAAACGTGTGGGTATCGGGGTTCATAATAAATCTTGATTCCAAGGGCTCTTGCAAGTTGCCACTCTGCAAGTGCGCCTCGACTCTCTTCCCAACCATCTAACATGTAAATGGCTGTACACTTCTTTGCAACTGCTTCCAGATCTCTGGAGAGAAGATGTCGAAGAGTCTCTTGATCCTCTGCACTCTTGTGGGGATCGAAGGTAAGTGGGTCTACACCTTCCTTCTTGTCGAGTTCTTCTGCATCCATCTTGGCAGGGTTTACAACATCCCAACCGATAGACTCTAGAATTCGTTCTGCTTCGTGAAAAGCAGGATAGTTAAAATCTTCGTAGCCCCGCATGGGGCCTGCAACATAAATTGTTTGCTTCTTAATCATAATAAACCTCTAAAAAAAATAATAAATTAAGGACCAGCTGGCGGCGAAGAAGGCGGAACCTTAACAGCAATATTGGGTGTCGCAGCGGTGATTGCCAATCCTTGATCACTGAAGGTAAATCCGGGGACTTGTGGGTTGCCCAGTGTTAGTCCCACATCATCCATTGTATATCCAGGCATCTGATACCCAGAACCCTCTTCACCAAACATGTAAAAGTTTTTACATGCGTTCCATGCGTCATTATAGTTTACAAACCCTGGCGCATTGATTGGTGGTCTATAGAGTTCGAAGGTGACACCATGAGGAGGAAAGTTACCGAAGATCGCCTTATAAAACGACCAGTATGGTACACCAGCTATCTCGACCACCTTGACCATTGGATTACCACCGGTAGGTCCGAATGGATTAAACGTTGCTTCCATTACCAATCCATCCCTTCGGTAAGCATATGGCTCACCTGAGACATCGGCAACCATTCACGAATACCATCGGAATACTGTAGTTCGACACGGGGTTCGTCATAACCGCGTGACTCCAGAACATTTTCCGAAACCATCACGTTCGAGACAGTTGCGTGTTTGAGAGTTGTCTTGTTGACTACTGAACTTCCGATGTTAAACATTTTAGGCTCCTTCATAATCCGTTGGATCATACTGCGTGGTTGTGCCATGAAAACGATCGTGCATCGAAGCATCGTATCCGTCTCTCCAAGAATCTCTCAGTTGCTCTTTCAGCAATTCATTCTCCTGTCGAAGACGTTCGTTTTCATTTCTCAATGTATTTAGTTGTTCTCGCATCTTTACAATGTATTTTGTTTGAGATTGATCTACTCCGTAACTATAGGCATCCTTCACACCATCGTAGTAAATTCTCTCCCATTCCTTACTATGTAATCCCTCATGGTAAGCCGGGTTTTTTTCAGTCTTGTGTTGATACTTCATGTTCAACCACCTCAAAATCTGTAGCTTCTTTTCCATCACAATAAAACATCTGCCGGTCTTCTGGAAATTTTTTCTCAGGATGATCGATCTGTAGATAGGAGTCCTCTTTGTCGTGAATGTGCATATAACATTCGTGTGTTTCCTTCGGAGCAACTCTGTGTTCCTCCCACTCACCCCCGAAGATCTGCCTCATCATACCTGCACGATCCTCACCTACGGTGAACACCGCTTCTGGAATGAGATCGTAATCGAGGTTTCTCCACCAATTGGAAAGTTCACTCTTTCTCTTGAAAGGTGTACTCCAGTTCCAATACTTCCAACCATTTTCTTCTTCGACTGTTACTTCAATCATAGATTATCTCCAAATAACTCTCACATTATACAATGTGATACACTCAGTGTCAAGTGTTTTTATTCATGTTTGCGTAGACACAGAGAGTGGAGATATCCGCTTGACCAGTCGAGAATACTTTACCCTCTAGGTCTGTAATTTTTAAATCAATTCCATCGTCTGTCAACGTGCAGACTAATCGAATGTCTCGAAGCATACCATCCACTGGTTCTGTGAGGCCCATAAAGTCAGGCACAGTGTAACTCTTTTCACACATAATATCAACTCCATTTCACATACTATTTATCTGCGTCTTCTTCTTCCTACAAACAGAGATGTCATGAGAAGTGCGAGAGATCCGGGTGCGGGGATCATCATCGTGGTCGTCGGTGTCTCTCTGAAAGGAATCGTCTCCCATTCATTGAATGCGAGTGCCGGCGGAGTTGTCAACTGAAAATTCTCAATCAATTGACTACTGAAAACAAGAGGGTCCATCTCTACCTTTGGAAGTAATGCCTCTGTTAGATACGAAGTATCCTCGTATGGATCACCTAAGAATATCTCGAATCCGGTGGGTCTTCCGTAACCTGCCAGTATGGGAATGTTTACGGGAACACTCTTCTTTGGTGGATTCTTTTTCTTGTCTTCTTCTTTTTCTGCGGGCGGTTCCTCGGGCGATTGCTCTGTTACTGCCGCTGAAAGAATGTCTCCCGGTGACACATCGACCACCTTGTTGAAACTTTCTATGAAGCTTGCAACCTTATCGACGAACTCTTTCCCGAGTATGGTGCCGGCAACGACGGCGGCCACACCGATCTGGAGTAGTCTCTTCTGTAAATGCTTTTTACTTGCTTCACAATTCTTGAGAGCGTCTTCTTGTTTCTCTACGGACTCTCTCTTTTGATCTTCTAGTTCACTCTTTAAATCATCATAATCACGACAGCGTGGACATCCTTCGGTCGGATCAGACATGAGTATCTCCCCTTTACTCGTTTCTTTATTTATATTTTGAGCGGACCCTGGCAGCATTTTTAGCCCCCAAATTTTTGCAGCACCCCACAGCCACCCCCAGCGGTTTCGTGGCCGACTGCTATTTGCGCTTGTGTTAGTATAACAGAACCCCCGCCGTTTCACTGCGGCAGGGGCCTGTTGCTAACTATGTTAGCGTGTCGAATCTCTCACCTATTAGGGAGAGGTTTGGGGAGTCTTATAAACTCCACCGGTTCGGCCTCGTCGGAATTCGATGGTGTCGCCGTATTGTTCGGAAAGAATCTTCCGGGCTTCTACGGGCCAGATACCATACTGATCGGCGAAGGCCTTCAGGACCAGACGGCCCTTCGTCTCGTAGTTGATCGGGTTGAGCGTAGCCTCTACCTCGTTCCAATCAATCGAAACATTTTCAAGAGAATTTTTGAGTGTTCGTGGTCGTGCCATTGTTCAGTTCCAATCGTGTTCGCCATCGTCGTTGAGATCGAAGGCATCGGGGTCATCGGTCCGAACGTCGAACCAGTCGTCATCCTCGTAGGGTTCGGGGTCTTCGTCTTCCTCGGGGTCCGGGTCGGGACCGTCGAGAACGGCTTCGATGCCGTGGTTGGCGAAGTCCTCAGCGAGGCAGTCGTCGAAGAAATCATCTTCGAATTCAATGTCGAAATCCGGGAGTTCCGGCACGTTATTGCGTGGCATGTTCTTACCTTTCTCAGAACGGGGCGTCAGTGGGAGCAACGGTCGGGCTGTACTGGGCCCATCCATCGGGGTTCTGGTTGTACTTGTAACCAGTGATCTGCCAAGTCTTGCGACCAGCGTTCCAAGTGGCGCCGGCGTTCTTGACATCATCCTTCTGATCGTAGGTCGTGGAGAGATCCAGCACCATCTCATCGGTGATGGGCTCGAGAGTCTGGATCTCCGGCGCGGCCGACTCCTGATCGTCTTCGGGTCGCACGGAAGCGTCGATCTTCTCGTACATCGAGATGAACGATTCCTTCGTGGCATCGTCGAAGCGAGCGGTGGCCATCTCGACTGCCTTGCGACGGCATCCGAAGATGCTGAAGGCGGTAGCGATGTTGACCAGTCGCCGGGTCGTGACGATCTCGTCCACGGCATCCTGCATGTAGCAGGTTCGAATGTCGTTGGACCATCGCGTCAGGCACGCGGCGAATTCGGAGTCAGCCGCACCGAGCGACTTCATCACCTTCATGACGATCTTCTTCTCGGTGGACTTGGAAGGGTAATCCTGCTCAAGCGTGACCGGGAATCGATCGAGGAAGGCTTCGTTCAGAATGTTCGTAGCAACGAACTTTCCGCTTTCGTCGCCCTTACCCTTGGTGTTGGCAGTGGCGATCACGTTGAAGCCCTCGGCGGGCTTGACGAACGTGTTGATCTTCTTGAGGAAGACACCCTTGCCTTCCATGACGGGCTGAAGACACATGATGGCCGGCCCCGCCAGATCGATCTCATCGATCAGGAGGATAGCACCACGCTTCATGGCCTGGACGACTGGACCATCCTGCCAAACGGTATCGCCATTGATCAGGCGGAAACCACCGAGCAAGTCGTCCTCATCGGTCTGAGCCGTGATGTTGACGCGGAAGCACTCCCGCTTCATCTTGGCACAGACCTGATCGACCATCGTGGTCTTCCCGTTTCCGGAAAGGCCCGTCAGGAAGACAGGGTAGAACATCGTCGAACCGACGATCTGCTCGATGTCTTCGAAGTGACCCCACGGAACGTAGGTCGAGATCTTCGAAGGCACGAGCGACTCCTGCTCTCCGCCAGTCATGGCGAGAGCGAAGTTAGCCTCAGCAGTCGGAACCGAACCGACCGGCACAGCCGACTGAACCGACTTGCTCGACTTCGGCGCGACCGAAGCCTTGGAGCGGGGCTGGACAGTCGGCACGTTGCCGGTGTCGGTTCCGATCAAGTCGGAGATATCCCACAGACCGCGGCCGACCTTACGGTCTGCATCGGTTCGCACCCATGCCGGGATGCAAGTCCAGCCACCGTGATTCGCGGCGGTCAGGAGGTCATCGTACGATGCCGTGGCGGGAGCGCCGGTATCGATGAGGCACTGGATGAAACGGGTCTGCTTGGGCTTGAAATTGGTCAAGATTGAAATCTCCGAAAAGAGGTGAAAAAGTGATTCGACAAGGGTAAGCTACCATAACTGGCTGCGATTGCAAGCCCTTAGAGCGGTATTTTCTGAAAATAGTTCATCTTTTTTCTAAGTCCTGTAATACCAAGGGTTTACAACCAAATGTTGATAGTAGACCGTAAGTCCTTGCCCTGTAGGGACTTATGGCACACCCCCGCCAGGCGCCCCAGAATGGGGGTTATCGGACCCAAAAAAATTCAGAATTTTTCCATTTTATCGTCCTAAGCCCTTGACATTCCAGCCAGTTATGGTAGCTTACTCGTATGACCATTTCTGCAAATACCGTTTCCCTCTCCAATACTCTCATCGATTCCAAGTCAATTCTCTCCCGCCTCCTGGCCGGTGAGAATATCGACGTTCAGCACCAGAACGTCCATACCGCTTCGTTCGATGTCCAGAACCGCGTGCTTACCCTGCCCATGTGGAATAACATGACCAACGAGCTCTACGATATGCTCGTCGGTCACGAAGTCGCTCACGCGCTCTTCACTCCTGCCGGCATGGATCCTCTCATGGCCGCAGTCGCCACGATCAACAGCCGCGACTTCGCAGCTGCGAAGGATTGCCTCAACATCGTCGAAGACGCCCGCATCGAGCGGCTCATGAAGGATAAGTTCCCGGGCCTGGTCCGGGACTTTCGCATGGGCTACGACCGTATGCACACGGATGGCATCTTCGGTGATCTTCCCGCTTCTTCCGTCGGCATGCCCCTGATGGATCGCGTCAACCTCCACTTCAAGCTCGAAGACCGATACGCGGTCTCGTTCAACGCTGAAGAGCAGGATCTCGTCAACCGAATCGCAGTGGCGACTGAATGGTCCGAAGTTGTCGATCTCGCCCGCGAGCTCTACGACATGTCGAAGCTCGAACAGGACGAGAAGGAGCAGGAGCAGGAAGAATCCGAATCCGGCCAGACTCCTGAGAAGGGCCAGTCCGGCAACGGCGGTTCTCCTTCGCCCTCGAACGAATCGACTGACGACGATTCCGAAGGCGAAGACGGTAAGGGCTCGGGCGGTGACGCCGGCGACGACGAAGATGTCAACGGTACTCCCGAAGGCAGCGAGTCCGGTGACGGTGACGACACCGGCGGATCGATGGACGACGACACCGACACCGGCGAGTCTGCTGACTCCGATGAAGTCGATGGTACTGCCGCGTCCGGCCGCGAAGCGGGCGATACTGGTTCCACGCTGCAGCGTTCCACTACCCAGCAGGGTATGGAAGAAGCGCTCGTCGATAAGGACCGAGCCGAAGACGAGCATCCCGCTCTCTACGGACAGCTTCCCGTGCGAATGGATGTCGATAAGGTGATCGTGCCCGCGAGCGAGATCACCAAGGAGCTCTCTCAGAACCTGACCATCGATCAGAAGATCGCCATCAAGGCCTACGCCGATACCTTCCTCCGCGATCAGAAGCTTCTGATCAACGTCATGGCGAAGCAGTTCGACATGAAGAAGGCCGCGGACGTTGCCCGCAGGGCGCAGATCTCGAAGACTGGTGTTCTCGATACCGTCAAGATGGTCAACTACAAGTTCTCGGAAGACATCTTCCGCAAGAACACGATTCTGCCCAAGGGTAAGAACCACGGCATGGTCGTTCAGATCGACTGGTCTGGATCGATGGATCAGCAGATGGGTGATACCATCCAGCAGGCCATCAACCTCGTCATGTTCTGCAAGCGAATCGGAATTCCCTTCGCGGTCTACGGTTTCACCACTGGATGGGATCGCCGTAGTTACGATGCTCCCGAAGCAGTCGGTTCGATCACCAAGGGCAGCAAGAACTTCAAGGTTTCCGGTGACGGATTCCGTCTTCTGGAGATGAGTTCTTCGAACCTCAGTCCCACCGATTACGCTCAGTCGCTGGTCAACATGGTCACGCTCATGGATTACTTCAACATCAACGGCGGCCGCCGCAAGAGCAAGGCGCGAGTCTTCACCCCGAACGACTACTACTGCATCGGTCGTCGTCTGGGTCTCGGTGGTACTCCTCTCGACGAGGCCATCGCCGCGACTGCTCCTCTGATCATGCGAATGCGTGACGCCGGCGTCCAGCACCCCACCGCCGTGTTCCTCACGGACGGATGCTCCGGTTCTGGTCCGATCAGTTACTACGGTGCTGCACTTAACGGGTCCGAAGGTGGATACTACCGCGATGCGATTCTGAAGATCGGAAACAAGGTCGTCGAAGGTAAGAAAGACACCGATCGACTCCTGAACTGGCTTCGACAGGCCACGGGATGCCGCACCATCGGGTACTTCCTGACTGACAATGGTCACTACGCCACTCAGTACATGAACGACCACGACAAGGCTACCAAGGCCCTCGAAGACTTCCAGAACAACAAGTACGTTGCACTGACCGACTACCCCGGATACGATCACTACTTCGTCTTCGATCCCAAGATCAACGGACGAGCACTGAATGCTTTCGACAATCTCCCGGAGAACGCCTCCGCGGCACGAGCGAAGACCGCATTCATCAAGCAGGCTGCTGCGAAGAAGGCCGAACGCAGTATGCTCACCACCCTGGCCGGTAACTTTGCGGAGGTCTGAATGGACACCCAAGAATGCGACTGCCACAGTTGCACCATCGAACGTGAAGAAGAAAACATCAACAACACTCCAGAGGACCATTGGGCCATATGACCACCACCACCGAAATCACCGACTCACTCGAAGCACTGACCGTCCTGTATGATACTCTTCATGCAGAACAGGACAACCTCTCCTCTGAGGAGATCCTTCAGATCTGCAAGACGATCAACAACAGCGCGTACATCATTCAACTTCTCCAACGTCTGGGTGGCATCTACCTCACGGAACTGGAGGAGGAGAACCTCACCGATATCGTGGACCTGACCACTGGTATTGTTTCAACCCTCGAGGGGCTCTATGAAGACGAATGAGCTACTCAAGATGGTGCGGGACCAGGCCAAGAAACTGAATGTCCAAGTCGTTCTCAGACCCTACAAGACCGTGAAATTCCAAGGAGAGTACTCAGATGGGTATTTCATAGAACCAGACATCGAAGGACCGTGGAAGGGGACGCCAGGACGCCTGGTGGTCGCCACTAAGTGTCCCAAGACCGAATGGACATGGACTCTACTGCACGAATACGTTCACATGATGCAGTGGTTTCGAAACGACCCGATCTTCCTCACAGAAGACTACCTCGAACTAGAGAAGGCCACAGAAAAAGAAACAAGAAAATTAGCGAAACAATACAACCTCCCAATTAACCTACCTGCAAGAAAGCGGGACTCGGAGTCCTATTTGAAATGGTTAGCAGGTAAGCGTTAGGGAGTTCACCCGGTCGCAAGACCGGGTTTTCTTTTATAAATATACAGAGGAGTGAATGATGCCCATATATGATTACCAATGTGAGAAGTGTGAACATGCCTTCGAGAAGAACCTCGGCATGGACAACCGCAACCAACCAACAACCGAACCCTGTCCCGAGTGCGGAGAACTCTCCGTGGTGAAGACCATAGGAGGCATGCCTGCACTGGGCAAACTCCAAGAACTCGACATGACTCGCACGGGTAAACTCCCCCAACATTTCCGGGACAGTATGAACAAGGTAGCAAACTCACCCGGAGTCAAGGGTACTAAGTGGGGAGACAACCTTTCAAACTTCTATTGATCCCCCCTCTATGGCCCGCATATAGCCGTTTTATTTTTATTTAAAAAAGGATTTTATACTTTATGACTGATTATTTCCATACTACAGTGAACCTCGCAGAAGTCGAAGTCGATCTACTACTTACTGAATCAGAGATCAAGAGGGCATCTCAGAGGGCGATCAAGAACCCCGATGATATTCCTCTCTCTGGAGGCAAATCATGGCCCGTTGATTGTCCCACAAAAAAATGCTCTATACTAAAGTGGATCATGGGTCGATGTTGCGAATGCGATAAGTGAACTTCAAAGAATCTGTTTCGAGAAGTCTTGTCAAAGCCATTGGTTTTAGAATCATTGGTTTTGTCATGTGTGTTTCGTTGATCAAGTGGGGCAGTATAAATGATATCTTGTTGGCTCTACAGATCAACGCATCTGCACTTGTCTTGTATATCATATATGAACGTGTTTGGAATCATGTAAAATGGGGCAGAAAAATTGACGATAAAGTGAGTGATATCCCTAAATAGTTTGATCGATAAAGATCAAAAAGGGGAGAAATCAAATGGAAGAAGCACTTAGCAACTATTTCATTGATTTCATCATGGGTGCATTAGGAACAGCCGTGTTCGCATTGATTGGATTTGTTTGGAAGATCAGTCACAAGGTATCCACTCTCGAAAAGCAAGTGGCGAACGAGAGAGACTTGAGACAACGGTTGGAGAGATCTGTTCAGAGAGACATCGACAATATCATTGATAATGTTGATAAGAACCGTGAATGGTCTACGAATAGAATGATGTCGATTGCAAAAGAACTACCCCGTTGAGGGTATGCGGTAAACGCCTTGGGGAACCGGGGCGTTTATCTTTCAGCAGTCCCACTTGCGGAGTGCGAGGGCCTTTCGAGTTGGTCTTCCCTTCTCGTCCTTCATGGGCCCAGGCATACCACCCATGCGAGCACAGAATGACTTGCGTCTCTTTGCGGCCTTACCGTCTGGGTTCTTCTTTGCAGTCTTCGCGGAGACAGGAGCCTTCAGATCACTTCCGGGGTTCTCACGTTCGTATGACTTTCGTCCTGCGGCGTTGAGTCCACCTTCTTTGTTCTTACCGGCCTTACGTTGCCATGCGGGAGACTTGGCCTCTTCGGAGGTTCCGTTACATCCACAGCCCTCTTCGACTGACTCGGATTTGGATTTAGTCCAACTTCCACCCTTGCTCTTGTAGTGCTTGGATGCCCATGCGTTGGCATATGCGGACGGGTACACATCAAACTTTCTCTTTGCGGCGGCGATGGATGCTGCCCAGAGTTTGGGGTTGGTTGGTTTGTTCTTCTCTTGTAGATACTGGTTGAAAGACTTCATCGTCTCCTCCTTTTTATCACGGCCATCACAGTGGGCGCGTTGACTGAATCCTTTGGGGTTGTCACAATCAATGGACTTCTTGTACTTGTCAGACCAATCCTCGTTCTTCTCTTTGGTCTTCTTCTTCATCTGATTGATATACTTGCGATACACGGCAGCTTCGGATGTCTTACCCATCTCTCTCGCCCTCTGTTCCATGGCGATGGCAGCCTGAATCTTGTGTGCATGTGATCGATCAGATCTCTTGATCTTGGCAACGGATGACTTCGCGGTCTCTACGTCCTTGAATCCAAGACCGTGAATCGTACCCTTGGGGTTCTCATCGGTGTATAGATCCGAATGCTTCTTGGAGTTCGCGGGTTGACCAGGCTTGCGAGGAATGCGAGGATTGTTCTCGTCCTGTATACCCTTCTTCTTGGGGTCTTTATCGATACGGTTCGAGACGTTGATCGGCTTGTTTCCGGTTCCGGGACGATCGGTGTCGGGATCCTTCGCACGTTTGCGTCGAACGGCATTTGCGATTGCCTTCTTACCACCCTGCGCTCGCAGTTTCGCGGCCTTCTGTCTCGAAAGACACTTGGGTTTACCTTCGCCCTTCTTCGCGTCTCCGCACTTACCGATTCTTTCGCCCTTGGTGTTGTATCGATCCCATCCGGGTTTACCGCCGGCGGACTGACCATGAAACCACTTACCCAGACCGGAGTCACGGTATACCTCATCGACCTCTTCCGTAGCAAAGTAAGGCAGTTTATCTCCAGTTTTTGCATCTGGATCTAACACGATGATCGCCTTTCTATGTCTTGAAACTTCCTTCTCTGCATTTTTACTGGTGAGGTTGGAGGCAACCACTTTGCCCTTGGGGTCAACTATGCAGAATACATCACTTCTTCGTTCCTGTATATCTTCGTTCTTTGGTACACAGTTGGGAACTCTCTTCCCACCCTTCATCTTGTACCCTCTCTGCACATGGGTACTCCAGCACTCGTTGATCTCTTCACCGAGAATCATAGAACGCAGAGATCTCACGACAGTCACGGCCTGTTGCTGTTTGTCTGAGCTCGAGAGAAGACTACTCACCGCAGGAATGGCGAGTAGAGTCGAGGCGGCCTTCTTGAGTTCAAATTGGGCAGTTGACTTGATCTTCTTGATAACCGCCGGCATTCTCCTGAGTTTCATGATGATGTCACGAACACCTTCGTCGAGAACTTCTTCACTCAGGAAGTCCACGATCTCTTCATAGTTGTTGTATGACTTATCGCCAGCACGACTCTTCTTGTTCTTCACCCATGCGTCGATGTACATGGGACGATTTATTCCCTTGTTGCCGTACTCAGGACCAGCATCAACAATATCTCTCAGTGCTTTCTTTTGTGATCTGGTTAGTTTCTTCATGTTGACTTCAACATCAATCTCGCGTGAGTTGTTTCGTACTCTTGCCCACCCCTTTTCGTGTGGTGCATCGTAGACAACTTTACCCATATTATCTGGTGCAGTCTTACCGAAATACTTGGTGAAGTTTGCAGCGACCCAATCATAGTGAGTGTATGGGTGACCCTTGGGGTGTGTGATTTCTTTGCGATCATTCATGTCATAGATCTTACCCTTGGGGTCGATCCAGAGTGTGTGACCAAACTTACCCTCATTGAGTTGCGTCCACTCGCGGAACATGGCCATGGTGGAACCGATCTCGGTCTTCTTGGGAACCTTACCAGTCTTGAGGTAGGTCTTCCACGATCCTTCGTCCGAGATTAGTTGAGGTACATCATCGTGTAGAATGTCACCCATCTCCAGAAACTCGATCTGTTCCCATGCGAATCTCTTCGCAAGAACCTTCGCGGCAGGCAGGATGTTTCTATTGTATGCTCTGGGGGCCTCAATGGAACTCGTACCCTTGTTCAGAACGACTCGGACCCATCCCTGCGAATACATGTATTCGTCGATCTGATCATCGCGGTCGAACCGACCAACCTTCACATCCTGAAGTAGATCCTTTGTCTCGTCGTCCTCTGGTTCAAATCCATCCATACCCTTTGCGATGATCTTCAATAGATCATGTTCGGTCATCCCATACTTCTTGGGGTTGTTCACAACGTGTTCCGTGTGATACGGACGAATGTGACTCTTGGGTTTCCAGAGGATGATCTTCCTCTTCTTCCCATGAATCCACCCCTTGAGGTTTACATTTGTACCTTCAAACAGACTCATTTAGTACCAAGTTCCTTCTTCAACTTAGCGAGATTGTCCACTCTCATCTTCTTGAATTTGGCAGGGATCTTTGGACCCATATTCTTGATTGCTTTCTCTGCGTCTCTGATGCAGAGATCGACCGCCTTCTTGGTTATTCCGGTGACATTGTTTGCATCTAGATGAGGACCACCAGAGTGACCGAAGGAGTTCGCCATGATGGCAAGTTCTGCTTTGGACTCTTTGGATAGTTTCTTGATTCTAGGATCGGGCCCGGGACCATAAACTCTTTTAGATTCACCGACATCTTTCTTACCGGGCATGTCTCTTCTCTTGGTGACAGTGGTCTTACCACCGGGACCAACGGACCTGACCTCATATCCAATCTTCTTCTTGGGGTCGAGTTTGATCTTGATCTTTGGTGCTTCGAAGACCTTCTTCATGCGTGGACCTTCGTCGGTGCTGATGATCTTACCACCGAACTTCTTCATGATCTTTGACATCTGTTGGTGAGCTCTTGTTGGGCTACCAACGCCTGCCTGTTGTGGACCGTGAACGGTAACCTTACCGTCCTTGGTTCCAGTGGCAGAACCGAGTCGAAGTCGAACGATCTGAGACATGAACTTCTGAGCGGTTTCTTTATCTGCAAACTCCATCTCAAACTTCTCGGTAACCTCTTCAACCTCTTCCTTGAAGGTGCCGCGAATGGTTCCCTTCTTATCCTCGATAGCGATGGTGCCACCAGGCCCGATATCCTTACGCATCGTCTTGACGATGGCGGGAAGCATGTTTCGCATCTTGGTGGTTTCTTGCTTGATTACCTTCTTGTTTCTGATGGCAACAACGGTGAAGGGGCCGTCCATATCGGTGAGACCCTTGACGATATCCTTGGACTTTGCTTCTTCGAGTTCAGTGGACTCCTTCACACTTACACGATTCATTGGGCCCTTGAATGTGTCACCTTTGTCGTTCTTGATATGAACCATGTTACCTTGAATTTTAATGACTCTACCAACGACACCAGTACCACCCCTTGTCCCATGTCCGAGGTGAACAGTATCACCTACCTTTACATCAGACTTTGCTTCACCGATGTTCATGTCAGCGAGTTCGGGATCGTATTCTGGGTTTTTGGTGGGATCATTGACGTAATTACGGAAGGATTTCATATGCAGGGACTCCAGATTTGGTGTTTACCTTATTTATAGAATAAATAATTTGTCTACATATAGTACTCATGGGGAGAATGAAACACAATGGCATCATCAAGTAGTTCAAGGACGAATGTCGCAACACTAGTGGGATGGGCGCTTACTCTCTTAGCTCTTGTCTGGCAAGTAGCAGTAAAAGACGCAACTTACTCATTAGAAATCGAATCACTCAAAGGTGACATACGGGAACTCGAAACGCGAGTTGGTGTCGCAGAGGAGTTTCGAGTAGAACTTCAATCTAACCTGGCAGAGATCAAGACTGATCTTGTTTGGATTAGACAACAATTACAAGACAACGCGATTGCGATTCGCGGAATCAGTGAAAGGGATTAGACATGCCACTCAGTACCATCGGCGGAAGAGATTATTATACGAACGCAGTAGAAGTCACCATCACTAACAGTGCCTTTTCGGATGTCCCCCCAACCACCAAAGCAATTTATTTTGCAACTGCTGATGATTATGATATCAAATTTGACAATGGTGTGGAAATTGAGTTATCACCCACAGCCGGTCAGATAACAAACATCATACCTTCCCAGATAAGAGCAGGCGGTTCCAGTAACCGAACAATCCACTACCTGTTTTGAGGTGAATGATGGCGTTAGATCTCACAACAACAAAACAAGACGGAATCGCCTACGATTCGGCGGTAGAACTTACCATTTCAGCTGGGACCACCTCAATTAAACTACCTACGAAGATGAAAGCATTCAAGATTCACCCCACCACAGCCTCGGCTTTAATTATGAATTTTCAAAGTAGTCAAATGACTCTAATATTAGATGCGGACGATGACGATGGAAAAATCATACCGTTCAGACCCGAATCTATATTTTGTTCGGCAGAACTGACCATAGAAATGTTATTCTAGGAAAATAACCATGAGAAGCGCACCAGAAAGATTCACTAACGTTGTAGAACTTACAGTCCATGCTGTCAGCGGAACTGTTCAAGATGAACTGCGTGGCTCTGATATACCGGCAGACGTTCAAGCCATCCTATTCAAAATGCCCACGGCCGGTAAAGCAGTATTACGAGAAATCTCTGATTACGTAGGGAGCGCTGCCCCCAGTATTGGTGGTCAAGCTACCATTGCAGCCGGCGGAAAAGGTCTAAGGTTCCTTCAAAACAGGAAAACACCAAGAACGCCCGTTCTCCTAAAAAGTGTAAGACATGCCGCCGGGGAAGTGGTGGTAAGACCAATACCACCAGCAGATGGTTCATATAGGTTCCGAGCCGCATCGGTCACAGTTTTCGGTTTGATTCCCTAAACCGGTTCTTCTTCGTAATGAACCTCTAGAACTCCGATAGGAAGTTCACCATTGTAAAACTCAATCTTATTGACACCCAAGTGTTGAAGAAGAGCTAAAGCTCTGTCTTGATTCTTATCTAGATACTCATGAACACCAACGTATAAAACGTGCATTGCATTCTGCTCTGCAGCAGTGTCATCAGGGAATTTCTTCAATACATCAACATAGTATTTCATTATGGAACTTATAACTCCATAATCTTGTGGAATAAGAACATGAATTATCTTGGAACACGATTCAGCGAACTCTTGTACATTTCTAACAATCATATAAATCTCCAATTCAATTTATTTATGCACCCGTAATCCCATTCGGAGCAGCGTGACTCGCTAGTGTGCATATAACGTCATCGATTTCCGCGACCTGATTCGAGTCTGACCCACTAAAAGAGGAGAAGTATACTCTACTATTGAACCCACCATTGGTCTTGTCGTGTATTCTACTACACGCTCCAAGATATGGTTTGTCAATATCAGCGTTTGTAGCGCAAATAAGGTCTGCATCGTCTCCTGTAAAACCAAAGACCTCAAGGGAAGCATCATATGGTCTAATATTCAAATTAATCGGGTCAGAAAATGTGCTTCCCAACATACTAGCGACACCGCCGGTTGCCCTAATCTGTAGGGTGTCACCATTCTGGGAAATTAATGTAAAGTATCCACCCGCTTCGATACCGGGATGACCACCAAATCCGGCTGAGAGTCCGTCTCTCCATGCAAACACAGCGTCGAACATCTTAGTATCGTTCAATATTTCAATTCCACCAGCAGAGGAGACTGGATAATATCCTGAGTTAATTTGGGGGAAGTGCGTATCAGTGGCTTGCCTTTGGTAGTCAGAGAATGGACTCTTCATGGAACACGCAGTCCAACCATTATTTAAGTTATCATTACCCACTTGGGATGGTATGATTAAACTCTCCTCGCCCGGAACGAAACCCCCGATATCGTTTTTTACATGTCTTGAGAAACTAGAACTAGAGGAATTGAGAAAATCAGCGTTCGGTTGTGTATATCGATTGTCTCCTAGATTCGCTCCTTCATCGCCCGCGTTTTTCCCGGTTTCCATTTGTTGGGATAGGACGGTCCCATCCGTGACATCATAGTCCGGATACCATCCGTGTTCATGTTTAACCCACCCGGCCGGGCCGATACCCGATGTCCATCCACACTCGTCAATACCTCTACTCAACTGTTCGTGGGTTCTATACCACCAACCATTCCCGTTGAACTGGTAAGTTGAAGTCGCGTTTGACCCATCACTTGCAGGGAAAGATCCAGCGCTTGGCGGTCTATAAAAAGCAGTACATCCTGCGAACTTAGAACTAATTGTCGAAATACCTTGTGAGGAAATGTCCAACAGACAGTGACTAGCAGCTAAGTATTGCCATCCACGGTACTCACAATTACTGATCATATCTAAAACTTTACCCGTCTGCTGATAGGGGAGATCCAGAACTTTAGCGGTAGTTGCGCTATTTGTATCCGATCCGCTATTGTAAAGTCTCTGGGCGTGATGAGAACTGTATTGATCAGATTGATTTGAGTCGGGAGTGGTTGCTCCGGTGGCTTGACTGCCATCGGGATTTAAGTATAAAGTTTTGTCATTTCGATCGCCCTTTTGTCTCCAAGATATATCCCTACCAAAACCACCATAGAGAAATCCATTGGCATTACCAATACCGGTCACTTCATTTAGATCTGACAGACTGACCGTGGGTTGACCATAGGTATCTACGGTTTTTGGACCAGCATAAAGGTATCCCCCCACTATATTAAGTGGGTAGTAGGATAGAATTGAAGGACTGGGCATGATACCATCCACGACATCAGAACCTAGTAGGCCACCACGATGACCAACTGCGGAATCTGATTCCCATCTATCCATGCCGTGATATCTTTGGTTTTGTTCGTATGGTCTAGTAGCGTCTCTAAATAGTCCATAATTAACTCTAGCTGTACCATTCACATCGTTGGCGCCGCCGGACTCGTTGAATTCTTGTGGGCAAGTATTTGATCTCTCCCCACCGCGCCCAGTCCCAGCTGGTTCCTGTAGTCGTTCGACAATTTGAAATTTTCGAACACCATCTCCGACTGTCCACTCGGGCCTGAAGTTTGCACCACTGTAATAACATGGGTATTGAGATGTAGGTAGACCACTGGGGCCATGATCATCTTCGTCATCTGAACGAGGGAGTTGGGAAAGTAACGTCGTTACTGAGAAAACTCTTTGTTCCGGTTGGAAGACCGAACCGGTTATTGGTTCGATGTTCTCACCGATCCCGGCACCACCGAACCCACGATCTGGGAGACCGGGGGCCCCGATCCCGAAGAGTTCAGATTGGATTTTATCAAGTTCTGCATTTGTCCAATAAGTGGATCCGGCATATTTTTCAGTGCCCGGCTTGTACGCTGCTGAGTTACCAGCCCCCACCCACAACCAATTACTTAAGACTGTAAATCTGGGGTTTAACCAAGAACAGTTCTGTCTGCCTATCATCGAACACCAACCCATCCCACAATATCCAGTGAGTCCCATCGGGTTAGATTGTAGGTGAGTAGCTGATGGGTTAGCGGATCCGGGTGTCTGATTCGGCGGAGCTTCTATACCGTTCGTCAAAACTTCATTGAAAGATGGCAGGGTTCCTCCTGTCCAGACACTATCAGGTTGACGATAAAACTCGTTTAGTTTTACAGCCCCCCAACTATTCATATATCCTCTATTTGTTATGTTTTCTCTAGCTTCCTTTGCGTATCCAAAGAAACCGGGGGGTGTAATAAAGTTTCCAAATAACTGTGGGTGTTGTTGACCTCTGATCGTTATGGGAGCAGTGGTTTGTGGGGTTATAGACCCCCTAAATCTTAGTTGATCATCGATGGCACCGGCCGGCGATTCGAAAGCGAAGCTGTCACTGTTTCCATGTATGATATCAAACATGGGTCCACTAAACCAACTGTGATAATTTGACGCAGGATATACACTAAATGCGACACCCTCATTGGCAACACTAAGTGAAGCGGCATTAATAGCAACTCTGTCTATGAAGTTGTCAGTCCAAGGAGCAAAGAAAGATCTAGCTATTCCAGTTGAAATTATTGGCAGGTCGAACAACTCCTCTGACCTGACACCTATTCTATTAACGGCTTCTCTAGCAAAGGGAGTTCTTGCATTTTCGATAGTTGGATTGACCACCAAATCTCCGGTATTGGAGGGTTGAGGGTCTGCTCCGACTTGGTTGAGGATCGAATCACATGTCGAAAAGTAAGGTTCGTAGTGTCGAGTCGTAGCGGATCCAACTATATAAGGTTCACCATTCATAAATTCTCTACAAGCCCCACCAGTAAATCCAACGTTATCAGATAGATCATTTTGGGGGTCAGAACACCCGCAGGGATTGATACCACATGTATCAATCAACGAAGTATCAATTCTTTTGGTCTCGTCGAAGAAGGGCAATCCGAGCGGGTCTGAGCTCCAGTTGGATCTTACCAAACCCTTTCCGCAACCAAACTCAAGCAGATAGTCTGACTCTGGGTATTGGAATTGTTCCGTCCTTCCCGGTGCGGTGAATCCAGCTAAGGCAAAAGTACACCCAGTCTCAGTGAAAGTGGGAGGAGAACAGGGACCACTAATGGTCGGCGTTAGGAAAAGATTACAGAAAGTAACACCCTCTTCATATGTGATATACGCAAAGAACGCTTTATATGCAGAGTTGGAACAACCAGCACAATCATTTCCAGTTATGTTTATCATTCTACTTGGATCGATTTGATTTGTATTTGTTATTCCAGGCCCAAAATCCTCAACAGACACAAAATGTCCAGTGTTAGTGATGCAGTAATGAGGCGTGATCCCGCCTTGGGTTTCAGAGAGAGGATCTCTAATTGAAGGAGACTCTGGCATATCAACATTAATTGGACATCCGTTTTCGCCGGGCCCTGCTGGTCCTAAGTAGGACAATGATCCGGAGGCATCACAGAGTTCACAGTTGGAATTTTGCGGGCAACCCTCGGCACATGTGCTGGTGGTGCATAGACAATTAGGTGACACGTAAGGCACGCTAATACCGCAATGAATTGCATCTCCCGTTACACCACCGAAACAAAAATCGCACATTTCGTCTTCAGTTGGAATGCAGAAAGTGTGTCCAAATTGCGTACAATTAACTCCAGTTTCTATGCAACATTCATCACTTAATCGATCATCCGGTCCTCCAGTCCTACAAAATATGTCCTCCGGACCAACGGCGCACAGATCCTGTGCGTTCGCATTTTGGGGTGCTCCACAATTAGTCGTAAGGTGATTTTGAGAATTCGCAGAAATTCTATTAACGATGTTCTTGAAAAAACAATTTAGTCCTTTTACATAATCTCCCGTACAAGAACAAAACTCTTCATCAGGCATCCCTACTGGTGGGCCCTCATAAACATCGCTGGTTTTATCGATACAATTATTCGGTGGATAAGTTCTCGGCCTGTTGTAATCTATGCACTCAGATGTCATTGTACAATCATAAATGTAAGCAAAGGCTGGTTTGTCTGGGACTGGGAAATTGTCAAAACCAAACACTACGTGTTCCGTACCAGTTAAACCAAAACAATAAGTATCACCACCGGGGGTTGGTCCACCCGGAGTCACTACTGATCTGAAATGTTTGAATCCCATTCGGCCAGCATTAAAGAACATGCGGTATCACTCCATTTTCTAGAACCTACATTTATATATATGTATGATTGAGGAGGTTTTATGACGAGAAGTGTACTCCTACTAAACGCAAGTGAAGAAGTACTTTCAATCATAGATTGGAAAAAAGCAATCAGACTCATCGAGTCGGGAAAAGCAAAAGCACCCCACAACTACAAAGAAAACTATTCGGTAAGGACGGTCAAAGGGAAATACACACTACCCGCTGCGATCGTCCTTGTTCAATATGTTCACATACCTTGGGACAACGACCCACAACCAACGAGAAAAAATGTCTTCAGACGGGACAACTGGACCTGCCAATACTGCGGATTTAGATCGAAGAATCCAAGAACTCTCACAATCGATCACGTTCATCCTCGGAGCCGGGGAGGAGATTCGTCGTGGACGAACCTCATTACGTCGTGCGAGAGTTGTAACCATTCTAAGTCTAATAAATCTCTCAAAGAAGCGAAAATGAAATTGAATTATAAACCATACAAACCATCTTTCTGTACACTCCGACTTGTCGGACTGGATAATCAGGGAAAACAAATCTGGAGAAGATGGTTAACTATAAATATGAAGAAACCCATTTAAGAGAGGCAATGTAATGGCAGATGATAACGACTTCATGGAAGGATTCGACAGTGACGAATCCTACGGATTTATGGCTGTCAATGAGGATGAACTCAAAGACATCCTTGGTGGTAAAGCAGCAGAGACCGCATCACCAGAAGAAATTGAAAACATCAAAAACAAACTAGATATGATTCTTGAGATGAACTCCACCTGCGAAGGTGCGAACGCGGTCAAGGATCAGTACGACGAACTACTCAAAGCAAAACTCGGGGAGATTCAATCACTCATCTTCCCACTACTCATCAACCTCAAAAAGAACTCTGATAAAGACTATCTGTACTGGCCTGGATCACAGAGATCTTCACAGTGTGAACTGCAAATGCAGAAAATTCTCAACCTCACCCAATCATCATAAATCATAAATAAAAAAAGTCCAACAAGGAGATATCAATGTCTATTCAACGTCAACTATACCTAGAGCGAATGAAAAAGTTAGTCGAAATGGATCCCAAGAAGCATGTCAAGAAGAATCCCGAAACCGGAATGTTCTGTGTTTATAACAAGAGCGGGAAGAAGGTTAAGGAATTCAAGAGTGAAGCAGATGCCAACAAGTATGCAATTGACAACCATGACGCACTCATGAAGGAAGACGTTGACGAAGCAGTTACCGCAAATGTCAAGTTTAAGAGTGATAATGCCGGCGCGGCTGCGCTCGGATCCGAGACCTCACGAACAGGTTTACTTGATGGAGGCAAAAAAGTCAAAGACGGTGAGTATAGACTTACCTTCAAGAACGACCGCATGAAAGATAAGTTCATGAAGAAATACTCCATGAAACTCGAAGACGTTGAACAGGTTGATGAGATGATGCCTCACGGTATGAACTTGAGTGTGAAGAGCATAGAGAAAACACCCTCGATGATCGCGTACCGTAAAAAGGTCAAGCAGGATCACGAAAAGAGAATGCAACAACAGACACGAACGTCGGCCGACAGAGAAAAAGAAAGACTAGCAAAACGAGAGGCTAATCTTTACGCACACAAGGGAACTCACTTCTTCAAGGGTGGCGAACCATACGATGGTCCTGTTCATAAAATGCCCAACGGTGAAGTTCACACCGGGAAAACTCACACGAAGGACTCTAAAAGAGTTTTCCATACCAAGAAGGACTCTATGAAAGAAAGTGTTGAACTCTCAGAAGCCGATAAGGTAATGATCAACGAACTGTTCCTCTTCATCACCAACGACGCACAACTCTACCGACAGAGAATCACCCCACTCATCAAGAACTACCAGAGAAAGATGAAGAAGGGTATCTTCGATCAGGAGATGGCAGTCAAGGGTTTCCTATACGCAGTCAACGACGGAATCAAGAAGTACAACAAAGAGTTTGGTTCTGGTAGTATGAAACTCTCCAAGCAGGAGAAGGAAGCAGTCGCAACCAAACTGCTCGACTATTATCAGGAAGAACTCGCCGGAGGGTGACCCAATGGCGCAATCAGGTGCTGGTGCCGATCTAACACGCATAGCCGAATCCGCTCAATGTCTTTTTGCTGCGGTTCGGTTTTATATCAAACCCAGTCGAGACCTGAAACCAGAAGACATCTCCGAATCTGTACTAAAAAAGAGCATGAAACATGTCGATGTTGATGATCCAAGGATCATAAAAAACATCTTCAATAAACTAGATACCACATGGTTTGTTTCCTTGTGTATAACTGCCAACAAAATGTATAAATTGGTCGGTAGTAAAAAATCAAACAAAAGATATATTTTCCACAGAGGATCCAAGTGGGTTGATGCGTTTGAAAACCAGTATAAAGTCTGGAATACAGAATCCGGTAAAGTATTTTCAAACCTCAACAAATATACGCCCGCTGACATATGGATCATATCCTCAACCGGTGCAAAAAAGGATTGGAAAAGTTGCCCCAACTTTGGAGAAGCTAACAGGTATTTGTTGGACGCATATAAAAGCGGAGATGTTGTTGGTGTGTCCCTAAAGAAAACTAGTGTGGGTACGGTCTCCTTCTTCAATATGCCGCAGTCCACTCGGTACAATTTCAAATACACAAAGAGTATTCTAACAAGTGGTGACTTCTTCGCCAGTAAAGATGTTTACTTAGAATACGATAAAGGTAAGATTCAGTTCCGATCCTTTTCGTCCAGACCAACAGGATGGCAGGGGGAGATCAAGGGAGCAGAAGCAAACTTGGGTAAAGTATCCGGGGGACCACTCAACAAAATCATTGTCGATACATTCCCCAGAAAGAGTTCCAACATCATCTCAATATCAGACTCCGATGCGATTGCGAGTGAAGTAACCAATCCCAAAAATCTGTCTGAGAGTTTTATCAATGATTTTTACTATTACTACAAACAGGTAGATCGTGGTAGTAAGAAATTGAGCAAATCCGAAATTGCAGTTGGGTTGAGAAAAAAAGAAGCAACTTGGATTTATTCAAAGTATCTTGGGATGGAATTGTTAACTCTATTCGAAGATTTGACCGGTCCAGAGAGAAACAAACTAATGACATCCATTCTTCTGTACGCGATGTCCTCCAGTAAAATGAGCGCACCCTTTGTAAAGATAGGATAACATGAGATCATTCAAAGAACATCTTCAACTACTCCGCGAACCCGAGATTCTCGACCGACTCGTCCAACAGCTGATGGACAAGGGTAAGTCGAAGGACGCTGCATACGCAATCGCAACTGCATCCCTCCAGAAAAACGGCGTACTTAAGCCAGGCACTCAACAACTCACAGCAAAAGGCGAAAAAAGAAACAGTATGTCTGCTGGTGAGAGAGCCAAGGACCGGGCTGCGAAGAAGGACGGGAATAAACCCGAGGAGTACAGTTATAATAAAAAAACCAACCTCGCAACCAAGAAGGAAGACCGCGACTACAAGCGCGAGTACCAAACCTTTCACGGGAAACCACAGGAGAGACGTAGACGGTCCCTGAGAGTCCTGGCGAGACGAGAGATGGAGAAGAGGGGGAGAGTCAGTAAGGGAGACGGCAAGGACGTAGACCACCGTAAACCCCTCTCCAAAGGTGGGACAAACGCGATATCAAACCTAAAAATCGTGGACAAGTCCTCCAACCGGTCAAAGAAAAATACTTGACTTTTAACATAAATAGTGTATAATATGGATTGTGAGAATTGTTATGAAAAGTTTTAATCATTTAGAGACACCTCAGTTGGATGATCTCAAATCAGAGACCACAGAGAACGGTAGGCACTACCTCACCCCAACAGGCGAAAAGTACCCATCTGTCACCACGGTCACTGGCCACGAAAAGAAAAAGTTCTTCAAGGAATGGAGAAAGAACAACCCCGAAGAGTCGAAGCGAGTACTTCGACGCGGGAACAAGTTCCACGCCATCATCGAAGACTACCTACAGAACAAAGAAGTCTCCTATAAGGATGTGGATGCAAACTCATGGGATCTCTTTGAACAGGTCATTCCTCTTCTAGACAACATCGATAACATCGTCGCACAGGAAGTTCCTCTCTGGAGCAACACCCTGATGCTTGCGGGTAGAGTTGACTGTCTTGCAGAGTATAATGGTGTTCTTTCCGTGGTTGATTTCAAAGGTTCGACTCGAAAGAAGAGAAAGTCGGACATCACCGAGTATTTCATGCAGTCTACGGCTTACGCAATCATGTGGCAGGAGCGAACTGGACAACCAATTGAACAAATCGTAATCCTGATTTCCAACGAAGACGGAGAAATTCAGGAATTTGTTGCGAATCCCCTCGATTATTGCGAACCCCTAAGGCAATGTATCAATAAATACTGGGTAGAACGAAAGGATAATCATGACAATTCAACCGTTCAAATCCTTTCTGACGGAAGCTAAGAACGTCCACATGGAGCATCTTGAGGATGCGATCCTCAATGATGGCACCGCCGGCGGTGAACAAGCAATAGAGTTCCTGTCCGCCGTCACGGACATGCTTTCTGGTAACAACCAATCTCGCGTAGATCTTACGGTGAAGTGGGACGGAGCTCCCGCGATCTTCGCAGGCATCAATCCGGACAACGGGAAATTCTTTGTTGGATCGAAATCAGTATTCAATAAAAGAACTCCCAAAATCAACTACACCAATGCAGATATTGACAAGAACCACCCCGGTGGTCTTGGCGAACGACTCAAGATCGCACTGAAGTACCTTCCGAAACTCGGGATTAAAGGTATTCTTCAAGGCGATATGATGTTTATTAAATCGGATTTAAAACAGGAGACTATCGATGGACAAGAACATGTAACATTTCAACCCAATACTATTGCGTATGCTGTTCCCGTCGATTCAACACTATCCAAGGAAATAAAGTCATCCAAGATGGGAATTGTTTTCCACACAGCATACAAGGGACGAACCTTCTCGAAGTTAAAGGCCTCGTTTAACCCACGTTTGACTGCGTTAAGAAAGACTAGGGATGTCTGGTTCCGCGATGCCGCATTTAAAGATGTAAGTGGCACAGCCACGTTTACCAAAGCTGAAACAACAAGAATAAAAAAACAGATATCAAAACTTAAAACATCACTAAACTCAGTGAGTAGTTTTTTAGATACATTTATATCCAATACAAGGATAATAGATGAATTGAAAATCTATAGTAATTCGATGGTGAAGCAGGGAGCTGCCATTGGGTCTGCGGAGGATTTCACAACGTTCGTGAAAGACAAGATGCAGGCCGCTATAGATAACCTTAAAACAGACAGCGCCAAAAAGAGAAAAAGCACAGAATTAGAAGACTTGATCTCAGAATTGAAGTCGAATCAGTCTAAGATAGATAAAATTTTCTCTTTATACCGCGATCTGTCTGTCGTTAAGGTTGATGTCATTAGAAAGTTAGAGACAATTAAAGACATAGGAACATTTGTACCTACATCAGATGGATATAAGTCTACCGCACCAGAGGGATTTGTAGCGATAGACAGATTTAAAAAAGGTTCTACATTAAAACTCGTAGATCGAATGCAGTTCTCAAGACAAAATTTCAATGCTCCGAAGAACTGGACACCCTGAATCATGGAAGATTATCAAAAGACGCCGAAAGGCGTCTTTTTTTTATAAATAGACTGGAGAACAACCATGAAGTCAGCAACACTCACATTCGGTAGATTTAATCCCCCAACATCCGGACATGAAGTTCTTGTACAAAGAGTAATCTCTGTATCAAAGGGATCAGAACACCGAATCTACGCATCGCAATCACATGATCCTAAAAGTAATCCTCTACCTTATAGATCAAAGGTCAAGTATCTAAAGAAGGCATTTCCCTATGCCAATATTATGATGGACCCCCGATCAATCACAGTCTTCCATGCTCTTAAGAGTATGAGTGATGATGGGTACACAGATGTAACACTTGTGGTCGGCTCGGACAGAGTTAGAGAGTTCGATCGGGCCATCAAACGATATATCGGACACCCGGATCCGAAAAAGGCATTCAACTTTGACAAGTTCAAAGTCGTAAGTGCAGGTCAACGAGATCCCGACGCAGAAGGCGTTTCTGGTATGTCCGCATCTAAAATGAGAAAGTTCGTGAAGAATAAAGATATCAAGTCTTTCCTCAAGGGCATTCCTTCAAAGATGCGTGTTGCAGATGGTAAGGCCATGTACAATGAGTTAAGAAAGAGCATGTCAATCGTCGAAGATGTGGAGATGGACATCAACGAACAGATGAACCTCTTCGAGATCTCCATGAAGGGCAGAAGAAACATTGCCCGTGCAGCAAAAAGAACTGCAAAGAAGAGACAAAAGAGTCGTGAACGTAAAAAGAAAATAAAGAAGAACTCGACCCAATTGAAAAAAATAGCTCAAAAAGCTGCACGGGAGAAGATCAAAAAGAAGATCATTCGAGACAGGAATTGGAACACAATGTCACCGCAGGAAAAAGACAAGGTTGAGAAGAAAATAGACAAGAAAAAGGCAGTAATCAAGAAACTGACCACCAAACTCCTCCCGAGTATTCGTAAAAAAGAGACAGAACGAATTGCTAAACTCAGAGGAAAGAATGAAAACAATACATATAATGAGAAACAAAAATCTGGTGCTGGAGAAGACGGAACAGACGAACTTCTCAAGAATTACATGAAACAAACACCACACTCTAGGAGAAACAATGTTCAAAGATGACAAATATAGTAATTTAGTGAACGATATCTCGAACATGATGTCTAGTCACAAAGCCGTCGGTTCCGAGTTACCAGATCATATGCGATCTGCTGCGATTCAGGCCGGAATTGAAGCTAGAGAGGCAAAGACTCTAGAAGATAGAAACGCAACCTTCTCTAAGCACTTAACCACAGCGGCTGATGGTGTGATGTATTCAAACAAGCAAGCCGGAACCTTTTATGATATTGCAACACACTCAATGGAAGGAAGAATAGACAAATGAAATCGTTCGATAAAATTAGAGAAAAACTAGACGAAGATCTTCAAGCTGTGTACGATTATGGTTCAACCCAACCAAACGTAGGGTCTGGTTCATATGGGGTTCACGAACTAGGTGACCCGGAAAGTATCGAAGTCATAAACAACTTCCTACAGAACTACACAAGAAAACTATACTTTGACAAAAGACAAGCCGTCGTAGAACTTAAGACAAACCTTCACAAGTTTGGTTTGGACTTCGATGTCGCCTCTGCAAGTGAAGGCACGTACGCTCTCAAAATGTGGGGTGGTTCTTTTGGTAAGACCGTAGACACACCTTTCGATGAGTTTCACAGAAGTGACAACATCAGAGAAAAACTAGGACACGGTTTAAACCTAGAAGTCAACTTCAATAAAGTCGGCAATGGTTTACATAAAGCAGAAGTTATGATTGTTCCCGACAGTGGAGAAACAGAGACAGAATAAATGATCTATGGTGAACCTCTTAATAATGATAACTACATGATGGTTTGTATGAAATTCTACGATAACCCACAATGCAAGGGTATTGAAGAATTCCATGAAGACTTAGATCGAGTGAAGTACCTAAAAAGATTGTTTAAAAAATATTTAAACAGTGGATCTTTACGAGAGAGGTTGATACTAAATCATTTAATAATACTACACAACGTGTTAGGACAAATTTCGGTGAGATTACTTTTCCTAAAACTAGAGAAAGAAATACACTCACCACTGAAAACTTTTTTATTATATCTTAACTACTTACCAGAAACGATACCAGAGGTTGATCTAGTGGACATTCCGGTGGATCAAAAGATTGCAGAAACTTTGAGAGGAATCTGATGGCACTCGCAGGAACGGCACTTGATATTTTCATCGCATATAAGTTTATACAACTTCTTGTTGTTCCATTCGATAAGACTGACGCTTATAAACTAGGCATCATCGATGAACGGGGCCAGATTCTTAAGAAGAGAAAGACTCTCAAAACATCCGAAGAGAAAAAAGCATACCCTTCCGTGTTTTATACCCTCGTCTGGAAGATGAAAAGAGTTCTAGAAAAACTGCCGTTCGGTAAAACTAAACTAGCTTCACTCGCAGCTGCAATTTACTTCCTCAAAGAACACAGTATGAAAATGGGGTGTTCTCCCGATACCATCGAGAATGCACTCCTAAACCATCTAGAGGATTTAAATCTAGAGGGTCTGGAGGAGTCTTTCGAGTTTCCGACCGTCTTGGAGGACGGAGAGTACATCCTAGACGGTAGGAAAGTAGTTATATCAGAGTATATGGAACCGGTGGACATAATTCTAGGTGTCCCCATATTTAAGATAAAAGAAAGAGTATTCACCCATGAAGACCTTCAACCAATTCATTGAAGAAGAAACTGCGGTTAATTCCACAGGACCAGGCATCGCAGGAATAAATCCTCCGCCTGATGATTTTCCTCCAGTCAGAAAAAAGAAAAGAAAACCTGATGACAAGTTCATGGGTAACCCAGTCTTCAAAGTAAGTCAAGAAGAGTATGACAAGTGTATCATGGGTAAAGTGAAGTATGAGAGATACGCAAAGTATCTCAAGCAAGAAAACACTGATGGCGTCAAAGACCAAATTAGACGATCCGGTGCAAAAAGCATTATAATCCAAAACGAAAAAACAGGGGAAATGTCCTATCTGTTCAGGAGGTAAAATATGTTGGAGTCGTTTTTAACAACAGAATTTTTATCATTAGTAGGCGGCAGTTTGACCGGATTCTTCTTCAAGTCCATAGCAGAAAAAAGACAGATGGAACAAGAGAGGTTCGAGAGAACCATCTCCATGATGAAAACCGAAAACGAAATGGCCGACTCTGCGGTGAACAGAGTTCCTATCAGTGCGGGTAAGGTGGTTCGTAGAATTATCGTTCTCTGTATCTTATTCGGAACGATCATTGCTCCGTTCATTCTACCGTTCTTCCAGATTCCAACTGTGGTAGAAATAGTAGAGAAGAGAAACTCACCCCTTGACATTTTTGGAATGTTCGGGACTAATGAGTACGTTTCGTTCGAATCGATACATGGGTTCCTGTTTACTACAGAGAACAGGCAAATATTAGTTACAATTGTGGGGTTCTACTTCGGAACCGCTGCGGGGAAATCTAGATGAAAAAGTTATTATTGATTTTATTTTGTGCAGGTTTAGTCGGATGTGCAGGCAACCAGAAGATTTTAGGCGAGAATGATTCGGCTCCAATCAAACAGGTTGGTTCTCCAGTCGAAATCGTGGAGGCCTCCGGATCCCATTGGTGGGTTTATATGATCTGGTTCGTTCTCATTGTGGCATCGGTTATATTCGCCTGGAGAGAGTTCAAACCTAGTCCTCCTGAACAAACCACCGATTCATGATATTAGAATTGTAGTAGGCCCGGTCACCATTATCCATAGACTCAGATAGAACATCATTCTTAATCTGATACTCGACTTCAGAGAATGTAAGTTCTCCTCTACTCTTGCACAGTTTCAGAACCTCGAACTTGAAGTTCTCTATACCATATTCCTCGATGTCCCGATTGAGTTCGTCGCAGGATCCTGTGTAGGATCTCCACTTAGATTCTTTTACCACACGTTTTCTGTTCTTCCTGCCGGTCACTTTCTTTCGTGTATACGAGTGTAATTGTTTCTTGCCGATATACTTTCTGCCTGTCTCTTTGTGGGTGATCTCGTAAACAAAACCAAACCACCGATCTGGTTCAAAGTCTACTGGTAAGTTTTCCCAATGTCCAAACATAAAAAAACCTCTCCCCATATTTAGGGAGAGGTTCTTTATTGTTCTTTTAGTTTGTATCAGAAACTAAAAGTGATCTGGGATCGAACGAGGTACTGTCCGTCCTCGGAGTTGTTCGACCAACCAGTGTCGTTGACATCCCATGAAGCGCCGACACCCTCGAAAGAGTAACCAACAGAGTTGGTCCATCGGACATTCGTGCAGAGGTCATAGTTGACACCAACAGTCGCAATGTTCAGAACTTCCGAGTCGATCTTGCCGTACTCGTACATACCAAACAGTTGACAATTGGTTGCAACTCGATAACCGACCTGTCCAACCGCACCCCAGCCGTCAGCGTCACCATCTCGGGCAACATAACCAACGCTACTGGTGAGATCATCACTCAGGTCGAAAGTGGCATCAAAGGTGTACGATGTAACACCCATATCGGCAGCCTCGTTGTATGCAATAGCAGCACCGAGATCTACCCAGTCGAGTCCACCGTAAGAGAGACGACCAACAAAACCATAGTCGTGGTCGGTCGTAACCTCAGTATTAGCGGAGTTGAAACCATCGGTGTAGGCACCGGAGAGGTTGAAGTCTCCAAGTTCCTTCGAAAGTTCCACACCCTGCGATCGTCCCTGACCAAAGGTATAAGAGACGATCGAGTAATCGCCAATCAGAGTGTCTGGAGTTGAAACATTAACCTCAGACATGAACTGAGTCTTAAACTGTCCAACTTTAACAGTCGCAAATCCAAAGTCGTTACGAATATAAGCGTCACGAAGTCGGAAATCGGTGTTAGAACCTACCTCTGCGGTAAACTTGTAGCTTGCGAACCCGTCACCGAGTTGCAGACGACCCTTGAACCCAAAGGCGGCCTTACGAACGTCGAATCCCTGACGAACATCTAGGTCATCACCGTCGTTGTACAGGTATCGAAACTGTACAAATCCGGTGGGAGTAAAGGTGAAGTCTCTGTGGACCCCATCCCGAAGTGAAGTGTGAGTTGCAGACTCGGCAAGAACCTCGCGGATCATTTCCCTAGTCTCGGCAGCTCTCATTGACTCCACGTTAGTATCTGCGTAGCAAGTTCCACTTGCGATTGACGCAGCAACAATAGTAGTAAGTAAATTCATGTCTTTTCTCCTTGACATTTACTCAGGCACCCCAAGAGGTGACAGCATCCCAAACAGTTGCGATTGCATCGCGGAACCAAATTACGCCATCCCATGCGAAGGGAATAAGAGCGAGAGTAATGAGAGTAGAACGGCACACGCCGAACTTCGTAAGAGTTTTACCGACGACATCGGTAGCGCACCCAAAATAGGAGCAATTGTTTGCAGTCTTAGTCATATTTTTTCTCCTTATGTTTAGACTGTAGTCACAGACGGACTAACCGAATGTGAACAATATGTATTATACTTTAATTTGATCAGTTTGTCAAGTCAACAATTTCACATGAGTTTCCGGAACAAGCCATCGTCTGGGTTCCGGATGTATTGTCTTCCTTTTCATAACTGGATAGTTCCAACCAATCAACTTCCTGAGGCAGTTTCTTGCAAAACTCGGTAAACTCCCTCTTGGTAGAATCTTGGTATGGAGCCTGTCTGTAGGAGTGGTCACTGTGAGGCAGGAATGAGATACCTGAAATCTCATCAAAGTGATCGTAAACCCAACCACCCACCATAGGCCACTCTTCTTCTTTAACGGTGATGGTAACACTTGGTTTGTGTTCACACCAATGTCTCTGATAAACCAACCAGAGTTCTAGTTGTTCTATCGCACTCATATCGTTTCTCGTAACAGAACCCTTGGGGGACTGCACCGGGAAAGAAAATACTGTAACATGATCTGGTTTCATCACATCAGCTTCGTTCGGGAATCCTTTATCCTTCATGAACTTGCACAGAGGATCTTTGTTGTCTGCCCGAACTGTTCTGATGTAATAGTCATTGTGTCTAGCATGAATACCAGAAGCGGCATCGGTCAACTGAGAGACTGTCCCGGATGGTTTCACGCATGTAATTGCGGCAGACTGAGGAATACCAAGAAGATCTGCATGTTCCTTGTTGGTAACAATAGCAGTTCTTCTGAAACCCTCCAGTCTATCCGACAGACCCTTCATGTCTCTGGTAATCTTAGAATCCATGATGCCTGTCATGGACACTCCAAGAAGCCTCTCCTCCTCGCAGTTCTTTCTCCAATCACCCGACAGGTAACGAAAGTTTACAAGAGTAGACTGCCAAGTTCCTAGAATGGTTGCGAGTTGTACCTTTCGGTTGAGACTCTCTTCGGTGTCATTATTGCGAACAACGACCTCTGTCAGATTACAGAATTCCTTGTCACGAAGAATAATTTCAGAACATGGATTGGTTCCGAAGTCGTGATCCGGGTCTCTGGTCACATAACTAGAGTCAATGTCCAGACGGAACTTGTTCGCCTTTTCGATTTGCTTCTTGGAAGCATCACGATTGAAGATACCGCGTTCACCACTCTTTGACTTATAAAGAGATAACCATTCTTCCATAAAAGTACCGGACTCCGGCTTCTCTCTGTAAGCTACGGAGTTATTAGCAAGAGCCCTCTGGGGGTCTGCTTCCCACCAGGCACCACTCTTTGCGTCTCTCATACGTTCGTCCGTAAGAGAAGAAAGAGAAATCAATGCGGACCGGCGTACGCCTCCGACAACCACAATCTCTGCAATTTTGCAGATGATATCGTGACATTCGATAGAAGTAAGTTTTCTACCCTTTGCTCGTCGGAAAGTTTCGACGGTGAATTTAAATAAGTCTTCAAGCGGTTCGGGTCCACTTGCCCGACCTCCAAAAGTTTTAAGTCTTGCGCCCGCAGGGCGAACTTTGCTTGTGTCCCATTTTGGAACCTGACCTCCAATGAGCAGGCTAAAGAGCTCTCTATACGCTTTCGCCCAGCCCATCTTCGAATCCTGTACAACAATTGTCGTATCACTGTCTTCAAACTCCTCTGCTATCGTCGGCAGGGTTTTGATGAGTTCGCGTTCGACAGAAAATCCAACGCCAGTTCCGCACATAAGAACGTACAGAATTTCATCAAACGACTTGACCTTATTTGCACTAACGTAGGAACAATTATACCCTGCGATATTGTCCCTTCTAAGGGCTTCACCAGAAGTCATCAATGCCCTCATGGATGGCATGATCTCTAGATTCACAACAGCTCGTTCTAATTCTTCGCGGAGACCGGGATCTACTTCGTGATCACATGTTTCTCTAAGGTGTTCTGTAAAAAAATCAAAATACCTTTTCACGGTTTCCTCCCAAGTTTCTCGTCGGTTTTCTTTATCTAACCATCGAGAGTATCGAGAGAGGTGTATAAAATCTTGATATAAACTAGGTAGTCCCATTCACGTATTCTCCGTAATGCTTTTCTCTGGATCATTTATGTATGTCAATTCTTTCCACGACTCAGGGAAAAGAGGTTGGATTAGATTTGAAATTGCTCTTGCGTATTGTCGTATTTCCCACTGTGCATGTTCGTCAATTCTCTGACTGTAGAACCTTGCGTAGGCTGCGAGGCTGCCTGTCCAATACCATTCGGTATACATCCCTTGGGGCAAGACAAATCTAGCCTGTTCAGGGGCGACCCCATTCTCAAGAAGTTGACCGTATGTGTACATGCAGGCTCTGATTGCATTCTCGTAACCCTTTTCCGTTTCGGAATCGATGCCAACAAAGTCTTCACTACCTTGTTTCGCGCCATTAGTGGGTTTGCCTCTCCACTCGGGGTAGTAAAATTCAGGTTCAAATGAAACGTAACGACGACTAATTTCGTTCTCAACGAAACCCTGCTTATGCTTAAAGAACTGGGTTCGGATAGAAATCGGCGCCTTAATTCGTAAAGTGATCTGTGGGTGTGCAAATGGGGTCCAGTGATTGTGTCGAGCGAGATAACGAATCAACTTCTTATCTTTTTCACACAACACCAGAATATCTTCTCTGTGGTACTTTGATCCTGTTTCAGCGAGTCTGATTATAGCCTCTTTATCCTCGCACCATTCACTTTCGTTATTGAAAGAAACTCTAGCCGCATTACATACGGTGAGGTCACTTCCCATGTGATCTACGAGTTGAACATGTCCTTTATCTAAAACTCTCATTCTTCATCCTTATCAAGATAGTATAGTGTCACGCCTTCTACGTCAGTAAAGTCCTTGGCAAAATCTACTGCTCGGTTCCACAGATCCGGATCGTTTTCTTTTATGTAACCAGAAAATAATTTATTAAATTTCAGTAGTGCTTTAAGTAGTCTGTCATCCGGATCTTCATTCATACTTTTTTCCATTTGTTAAATTTTAATTGAGCAATCATACCCTCACAGGAATTTTCATCCATCATTTTCTTTATCTCCCTAACACTCATACCACTGGTTATCATATCATTAATGTCTTTGTGTTGCAAGTTCCTAGGCCAGATACACACAGTTTTTCCACGATCGATGAGTTTTTGCACATAAGAGCATATCTGTGGATTCCTTGGTTCGTTGTCTAGAGCGTAAATCAGTTCAGAATTTTCGAACCTCGGATGCACGTTATCAATAGCGCCCGCACCTACCATTGCGATGGTGTTGGGAACGAACAAAGAATCAAGTGGGCCCTCAACAACGTAAACCGTTTTCTTTGGGTTTGCACGCCACATACCATACCAGAGACGATCAATACTCTTATCTGCCTTCACAGTAATATACTTGGCGGTTCTTCTTGCCTGGTGTTCTTCTCTAAAAGATAGGCTTCTACCCTGAACTGCAACTACCTCATCCTTCTTATTAAAGAAGGGTATGATTAGTCTTTGATCTTCCCCCACCAGACCTCTAACTTCAGGGTCCACTAGTTTCATGTACTTGTGAAAATCCTTAGAGTAGTAAAGTATATCGTAAAACTTTTTTGGGATCTGTCTAAGTTCTAGGAATTGCTTTGCTACGTGGTTGTCCGGCAGATCCTTGACTCGGACAAGTGGTTTGAGTAGATCATCTTTCTTTTTAAACTTCGGTCTAGAAAATATGGGCATGAGCTCTGTATCTTTGGGTTTCTTGTAATTTGATTTACCCGTTTCTCCGTTCTTGAATCTCTCTAGGGAATATTGTTTCATTAAAGTTGGGTCAAGTTGTTCCAAGAAGTTATACAGGTTGGAACCAAAGTTGCAATTATGACAACGATAAAAGAAGTTGGAGTTCTTCTTGTAAAAGAACCCTCTGGCCTTTGATTTATTCTTGGTAGAGTCTCCGCAAATAGGACACCTACAATTAGCTAGATCTTCCCTTTTCCAAGAGAATCTTTCTAACCTGGCCGAAACTAAATTTATATACTTTTTATCGACATAAAAACTCATACCAAACATTATACCACATGTTCACAAGAAGTCAAGCGTTATTCAGTTGCGTGGAAAGGAACGTGATTAACTATAAAATAGGGTTTTATTGCGGTCT